ACGGATCAGAGGTAAGGGTCGATGGCATCAACTACATCGCACGCCAGGAGCCAATGCGCGTGGGCGATGGCCTGCTGTGCGTTGTGTCTTTGATGGAGATTGCTGGATCTGCTGTGACGCCGACAGGTGGCATCAGGCCGATGACCCTGGCGGATCTGGCTGATGTGGATCTAGAAAATCCCGTGGCAGGCGAGACGCTGAAATACGACGGCAATAATTGGGTAGATACTGCTGGTGGCGCAGCATATGTGCATACTCAGTCTGTCTCTGCTTCTGCTTGGACAATCAACCACAATTTAGGATTCAAGCCTTCGGTAGAGTTGTTTGATAGTGGCAGCCACGAGATTGACGCTGCAATTGTTCATACATCAAACAATCAAGTAGTAGTCACATTTACAAAGGCCACTGCTGGTTTTGCAAGGCTGACCTGATCGGTAGGCTGTAGCCAAATAGGCTTATCTCATGGCTCGCTCCGTCTACGTCGATCTCGACCTGCTGAACGTCAGCCGCGTTCTAAATCTGCCTGATGCAACTGACCCGCAGGAGCCGGCAACCCTGGCGCAGGTTCGGTCGTTCGTTGAAGGCCTGGCATGGAAAGATTCCGTCCGCGTCAGCACCCAGGGGAACATTGACCTAGCAGCTCCTGGAGCCACGATTGACGGCATCAGCATGAGCGCCGGAGATCGGGTGCTGGTGCGGCTGCAAACCGCCCAGTCCGGCAATGGTATCTACGTCTGGACAGGTGCCGCCACTCCGATGACACGAGCGCTGGATGCCTCCACCTTCGCCGAGCTTGAGGCAGCAGTGGTGACGGTGGAGGAAGGCACCGATGCCGGAACCCAGTGGCGTCAGACCCAGGTGAACGGCACCATTGACAGCAGCAATGTGGCGTGGACCGGCTTTGCTGCCGTGGTTGCGGACGCCAGCGAAACCACTGCCGGCAAAATTGAGATTGCCACGCAGGCCGAGACCGACGCTGGCACCGACGACGCAAGAGCGATCACACCGCTAAAGCTGACGACCTGGAGCGGCAAGACCAAGCGCTACACCAGCGACATTGGCGACGGCTCGGCCACATCCTTCACTCTGACTCACAACCTGGGCACGAGGGCACTACAGGTGGCCTTGTACCGCAACAGCGGGAACTACGACGAGATCGAATGCGACGTCCGCCACACCAGCACGTCTGCTCTGACGCTGGTGTTCACCACGGCCCCAACCAGTAATCAATTTGCTGCGGTGGTGACGGGCTGATGCCTCGCGAGTTCTATACCGACGTTGACCTTAAAGGTGTGGTGCTGCTAGACGGCAGCGCTGGCACCTCGGGCTATGTGCTGAAATCGCAGGGCTCAGGGCAAAAGCCGATCTGGGCGCCGGAGTCGGGAGGGCTGTCTGACGGCGACAAAGGCGACATTACGGTGTCAGCCAGTGGCGCCACCTGGACGATTGACAACGATGCTGTCACCTACGCCAAGATCCAGAACGTCGCAACGGATCGACTACTGGGGCGCAGCAGCGCTGGCTCAGGCGACATCGAAGAGATCGTTTGCACTGCTGCTGGGCGGGCCCTGCTGGACGATGCTGACGCCGCAGCCCAGCTCGCCACGCTGGGCGCTGCTGCAGTCAACCAGACGACCTACGTCGGCACCACTGCAATCGCTCTTAATCGGGCAAGCGCAGCGCAAGAGCTGACCGGTATTACCGGGGTAAGATTCCCGGCGACACGAGTTGGGTCGGCAGACGCCAACTCGCTAGACGATTACGAAGAGGGTACCTTCACGCCCCGCATAGATGGAGCCACGCAAGCCGGCACCGGCACCTATAGCGTCCAATTAGGCACTTACATCACCATCGGCGCACTTACATTCGTCCGAGGATTTCTTACTTGGAGTGCTCATACGGGAACTGGCGCCATGCGCCTGGCCGGATTACCTGTTGCTGCCGCATCTGATGGTGTTGGAACAATGACTTATTCCAACCTGACATACACCGGCAGCGCTCCGGCACTGGAAATCATAGACGGCCAAGCCTACGCAGCCGTAGTCACCCGTCCGGCGAGTAACGCAGGCGCAGGAACAGTAGCCGTGGATCCTGCCGCTACCATCGAGTTCAGTTTTTGTTACCGGACAGGCTGATGGCTACATTCACAGAGCGCCAAGAGTTTCAGATCCAAGTTGAGCCCCCATTCTCAATTCTTCAGTGCCGCCGCGCTGACATTGTCGAGAAGGATGGGGTGGAGATTTCGCGCACATACCATCGCCATGTTTGTATGCCCGGCGACGATGTCAGCGGCGAATGCCAAGAGCTGCAGGCGGTTGCTGCTGCACTTTGGACACCTGAAGTGATTGCCGCATACCAAGACAGTCAAGCGGCAAAGCAAGGAATGGTCCGCGCCCGCAACGCTGACGGCACGTTCATGGCTGATGACCCCAGCACTGCTGATGTGAACGAGGCCTGGGTGCAGCCATGACCACCAAACGCGAACAAATCCTCGCCGCTGTCGCCACAGCCTTAGCCGCCACCACGGGCGCCACGGGCCGCGTGTACCGCTCCAGACAGGAGGCCTTCAGTCGCAATGAATCACCCGCTGTGGTGATCGAACCGGGCACAAGCACCACCGCCACCGAACCCGTCAGCACCTGCAAAATCGACCACACCTTCACCCTGGTGATCGCCGTCTACGCCCGCGGCACGATTCCCGATCAGGTGGCCGATCCAGTGGTCAAGTCGGTCCACAGCCTGCTGATGGCTGACCGCAGCCTTGGTGGGCTGGTGATGGATCTCTGGCCGCTGGGCCGGGATCCGCAGTTTGAGAAGGCCGACCTAGCCGCCGTGTGGGAGGTGCTGACCTACCGCATCCGGTACCGGACCAGCGTCACTGATCTAGGCACTTAACGGCGCTCCATACCCTGCAGTTGTGGAATCACAGCGCCTGCATGGCTCGCTCTAAGCCTGAACCCGATCCCCGGCCCACCGATGGCGGCAGCTACCTGCTGGACGAGGCCACCGGGAAGTGGATCGACCAGGACGCCAAGCCTGCTGAGTGCGTGATCCCCGCTCCAATCACCCCTGAGGCGGATGACTCTCTCGACGCGTAAGCGCCTGCTGCTCGCGGCGGCAGAGCAGACCTACGGCACCGCACCAACCTTCGCTGGCACCGATGCGCTGCTGGTTTCCAACCTGGAAATCAACCCGCTCGATGTGAACCTGCTCGACCGTGAGCTGGTGCTGCCGTTCTTTGGCAACCGGGAGAAAGTCGTCGGCCAGCGCATGGGCTCCGTCACTTTCGACGTTGAGCTGGCCGGCTCCGGCACTGCCGGCACCGCCCCGCGCTGGGGCCGCTGCCTGCGGGCCTGCGGCTTTGGCGAGACGGTGGTCAACGCTGCCAGCGTCACCTACGCCCCGGCCAGCTCCAGCATCATCAGCGTGGCGCTCGACTTCAACGCCGACGGAAACCGCCACCTGCTGACCGGCTGCCGCGGCACCGCCACCCTGAACCTGGCTGTGGGTGAGATCCCCAAGATCAGCTTTGAGTTCATGGGGATCTACAACGCCGCAGCCAAGGCCACCCAGACCAGCCCGACCTTCGCCAACCAGGCCGCGCCGGTGGTGGTGAACAGTCAGAACACCACCAGCGTTACGGCGTTCAGCTTCACCAGCTGCATGGAGTCGTTCAGCCTGGCGCTAAACAACGAAACCCCATTCCGCCAGCTGGCCGGCTGCACCCAGAACATCCCGATTACCGACCGGGCCCCGTCCGGTGAGCTGGTGATCGAGGCGCCGATCATCGGCAGCGGCGCTGGTGAAAAGGATTTCTTCGCTGCAGTGTCGGCCCAGACCCTGGGAGCCATTGGCTGGCAGCACGGCCAGACCGCCGGGAACATCTGCACGTTCAACGCCCCGACGTGCAACCTCGACTCGCCGACCTACGGCGATTCGGACGGCGTGATCATGCTCAACCTGCCCTTCATGCCGGTGCCCACCAGCGCTGGCAACGACGAATTCACCCTGGCCCTGACCTGACATGGCGTTTGTCCTGAAGCAGTCGGCCACCTACACCTGGCCGATCACCCTGGTGCTGCCGATCGACGGCGGGCGCCGCGAGAAGCACACCTTCGACGGCGAGTTCCGCCGGCTGCCCCAGACCCGCATCAACGAGATCATCCGCCAGGCCCGGCTGCAGGAACGCGGCAAGCTCGCTGATGATGAGGAACTACAGGACCAGGATGCAGCCAAGGAGATCCTGGCGGGCTGGACCAACGTGGTGGATGACAAAGGCGAGGAAGTGCCGTTCAGCGAATCGGCCCTGAATCAGCTGCTGGAGATCCCCACGGTCGCCGGCCAGATCGTGCGCACCTGGTTTGAGAGCCTTGAGGTGGCCAAGAGAAAAAACTGATCGGCGCCGTTGATCACTGGTGGCACGGTGATGGCGGCGCCAATGATGAGTTGCTGGCCGACCTGGCGGCCTATGGCGCCGATGCGTCATGCCTGCCGGATTCAGTCACCAAGCCACAGGAGTACGAAATCTGGCCTGAGCACGAGGACGCCGTTGTGCTGTTCCTGCGCTGTCAGACCCAGTGGCGCGTTGGCGGCAGCGGAGTGGTGGGCCTGGACTATGGCGTGGTGCTGCAAGTGATGGATCTTTACGCTGTGGAGGAACGGCGCCAGGCCCTGGAGGATCTGCAGGTGATGGAAGCCCGAGCGAAGGAACTGATCAATAAGGCAGCCGAGCCCAAGCCTGCAGCTAAAGGGAGGCGCGGGTAATGGCGATGAACATGGAGGCGGTGCTAAAAATCTCCGCCAAGGTGGACGGCGGGAATGCACTGCAGAAGCTGGGCGCTGACCTAGCGGGCATCGGCAAGAGCGCACGGGAAACCCTGTCACCGTTTGGCCAGATG